GCGGGCCAGCGCTCTCCTGGTGTTCTCGGCCATGTCGCGGGCGTAGCCCGAACTTCCGAATACGTGCTGCGCCCGTTTCTCCAGGTTCTGGGCCATCTGCGAGTCCGTCCGCACCGACAGCGGAACGGGAATGTCGCTTTCATCGGCAAACCGCACAGCGTCTGCGTCCGCCGGATTGCGGAGTCCTCCTCCTTTGGCCGCACGGTTGCCCAGCGCTCCGACGGTATAGCCGATCGTCCCGCCGAGGGCGCTGCCCAGGACCACGTCCTTGACGCGCTCCATGGTCTCGCCGTTCGGGTTTCCCTCATACCGCGGCTGATACGAGGCGCCCACTGCGCCTGTAGCTGCAGCGTTTCCGACCAGGCCCAGCTTCCCGCTCTTCACTTTCGGTCCGGGGACAGCCATGTTGGAAACCAGCCGCGTTGCTTTCGGAATGAAGGCGTCCGCTTTTCCGCCGCGCACATTCTGGCGGTAGTTGTCGTTCACGACACGCCAGGCGAGGTCAACGTAAGCCTTGTCCTCGTCGGAGATGACACCCAGCTTGTTGCCGAGCCACAGCGCTCCCTGCTGCAGGCCTGCGCGCGTATCGACTACGGCGCCCATGTAAGCGTCACCGACAAGGGAGTCGGCCATCTCCCCGAGATATCCAAAGCCGGCCTTGTCTTTTCCCAGCAGGTACGAAAGGCCTGAACCATTGGCGCGCAGAGCTTCCTGATATCTCGGCGACCGCTGGATCTGTGCAAAGTCGAACCCGTGACGCCGGGCCAGTTCCTCATCCGGCGGTAGAGCGGCTGCGGGGGCGTTCTTCGCGAACCAGTCACCTCCGGATGACGCGGCCGCGTTCGCCGGCGCGTTCTGTGCGAACCAGTCGCTCACTGACTTATCCTCTTTGCTCCGAGTTTTTCGTAGTGGCTGACCTGATCGGCCGGCACGTCCTGTGTCTGGCCGTTGGGCGCCCTCATGCGAACAGTTGCGGCGGTCTCAGGGCCCAGGACCGTCGTGTAGTCTGTCAGGTACTGACTGCCCGTTCCCGGCTGTTTCGTGATCACGTCGATGCGGCGGGCGTAGTCGTTGTAAACGCCCTGCACCTGCCGGCGCGAAACCGCCAGCTTCGCATCGAGAATGCTCTGGAATTCCCGCTTCACGGCTTCAGGAAGAAATCCGCCGTTTTCGCGGAGGTAGCCGTTGAACTTCGCCAGAGCGCCCTGGAAAATATTGCCGCTCTTTGCCGCTGCGGCGTATTCCGTCTCGCGGACAACGCTTGACGGATCCAGCCCTTTCATGAACTCGTAGACGACAGCGAGATCGCCGGGGCCGCTCACCCCGCGGCCGATGACGCTCTTCACCGTCTCGGTCTTGTTCGCGATGGTGTTGAATTCGCGCACATCCGGCCTGCTGTCAAACTGCCTCGCCAGGGTCTGCACGTTCGTGAACTGCTGCGTAGTCAGGCCCATGCGTTCGGCTGTATCCCTCGCTCTGGCATCGGCCATGTTGTGGGCGCGTTTGGTTTCCGCGAGGCTTTCGCTGTGATGCCGGTCGGACTGGTTCAGCTGCGCCGTCTTGAACATCTCCTCCACGGCTTTCGCCTGGCGCTCCGCGTTCGTCAGGCCGCCGTTGAATTTGCGCTCGGCCTCTTCGCGGAGGTTCCTCCCTGCCGCTGTTTCGGCGGTCTGAGTCTCTGCCGTGAGCTTGCGCCGGTTAAGGTCGCGGTCGGCGATCTTCCAGCCGTGCTCCGTCTTCAGGAAACCGAGTTCTTCCAGTTCATTGGGCGTCAGCGTGCGGTCCACGAGGAACTGCAGAGCCGATTCCCCGGGGATGTTGCCTTCGCGCCCGTTGGCGGTCCACAGGGCCTGTCGCTCTTCGGGATTCCGCGCCAGATACGCCGCCGCTTCCTGGCCGGCCTGCTTGCGCTTTGCCGTCAGGACCTCGCCGGTGAGCTTCTCTTCGTTCAGGGCCTGAATCCGCTGTTCTCTCTGCGCTGCTGCAATGCCCATGCCCGTCTGCGGGTCGATGGTCATTGCTTCGCTGACGAGCTGATCGGCGGGAAGGCCCATCCGGTACAGGGACCGGATCTGGGTCATCCGCTCCAGGCCCTTCTCTTTCTCGCGCAATTCCATGTCGGCGAGCTTCTGGCGTCTCGCCAGGTCGTTCAGCTGATACTGTCTGGCCCGCAGTTCACCCGGGGGCGTCGGCTGGGGGATCTGGAAGTTCAGGAGGATATTCGGATCGACCGGCATTACGCGCCACCTCCGAATGCCTTGCGCCAGTCCCAGCCCGTGCTGCCCGACAGCCCGCCGGTGATGAAGCTGTCGCCGGCCTGGCCGATTCCTTTGAGCATTCCGTTCCACGCGCCCGCCCGGCCCATGTGCGCTCCTGCTTTCGTCTGGCCCTTCTGCATCGCCACGTTGCCCTTGTATGCCCCGACGTCCTGGAGAATGCCGGCCTTGGCCACGCCCTTCTGCAGATTGATGTTGCCCGCGTACCCGGCAGCATTCGTGCGAACCCCGCCAGCCGCTACCGTGCCGCTCTGACGCATGTTCCCTGCCGTGGTCGCTCCCTGCAGATCCAGCAGGCCTCCGATCCTTCCGGCGTCCATCGTGTTCGCTCCCTGCAATGCGGAAGAGCGGAAGCCGATATCGGAAAGGCCCGTCAGTCCGGCAATCGCCGTCTTGTGATCCGCTCTCGAACGGTCCCAGGCGTTCTGGTATTCCTGGCTCGCCAGTCCCTGGCTGAATCTTGCCAGCGACTTCATCGCCGCCCCGCCCAAAGCTCCTCCCCTTGCAGCCGCGGAACGCTCGAGGGCCTTCTGGCCTTCGGACAAGCGGAACTGATACCCGGGGTCTTCCTCGAGGTTGACGGGCCCCGGGCCTTTCTGGAGCAGCGAAGAAAGGCTTGTGAACGCTTCCGCCCCGCCCTTCGCATAAGGGTCCAGTCCGGCGTTTGCCGTTGAGGCTGCGGAGTTAATTCCTGCGATGCCCCGGCCCGCCGCGCCTTCCACGCCCGACGCTGCCGTATCGGACGCGCCGAGGATCTGCGCCGCCACGTCCTCCGACACGCCCAGCATGCGGGAGATGGCAGCCACGGTCTCGGCGTCGATGGTCTGCATCGCTTCGGAAGCGTGCTGGCCGTATGTGTCTCCGGCTTCGGTCAGGCCGCTGAGCATGTCCCGCTCCGCGTTGCTGACGGCGCTGCGGGTCTGCAGTCCTCCGAGGATGGAGGTTAAAAGACTGAGCATGTATTGAATTCCCTGAAAATCGGATTAAAGTTTCACGCACGGCAGCAGCAATACGTGCGCCGGCTGGCCGGTCGCGTCCACCGCCAGCGTGCCCTTGCCGTGCGTGTGCGTTCCGCTGGATGAGATCGTCGCCGATCCGGAGGCGGAGCCGTCGGCCCCGGTGGTCTGCGATCCTGTCGTCCCGTCTCCGGTGTTCACGATCTCGCCGCCCACCGTTACCGAGACGCTGGCCGTCCCGCCGTGATTGTGGTCGCCGCCCGCAGCCGTATCCCCTGTCAGGCCGGGGGCCGTAGCGGATACCACCGATCCGGTGTACGTTCCGCCCTTGAGGAACTGGCCGGTGAGATCGGGCGTGGTGAAGCTCGCTGTCGTCGCGTCGCCCAGCGTGACCGTGACGGAAGACCCGTCGCACAGTGCGTATCCGGAGGGAAGCGTCCCCGGATACCAGATGATTTCCTTCGCTAATTTCTCTCCGTCCGCGTAGGTCCATGCGGATCCGGTCCAGCGGAAGGTGCGGAGATAGTCGGTCGCGTGGAAGAGAAAGCCGGCGTGACACGCGCTCAGTGACGGCTTGTCAGCCAGCGTGGAACGGTACACGCCCGACTCGTACCGCCAGACAGGCTCACCGCTGAGACGCTTCGCCGCGAGCGTGATATCCCAGTCTTCGATGATCAGCTTCGAGCCCAGCGGAACCCTGGCCGGATTGTAATTGCCCCGGCTGCCGGATGTCGTGCAGAGCGTTACCGGCTGATCCGCGCCGATGCCCTGAAACCAGTCGAGCCATGTTTTGCCGACCTTCACTCCGTCGAGAAACGGAGTGTCCTTCAGAAATGCGGGAAACATCAGCTGTTCCCGCCCGATATCTCGAGGTAGGCTCCGGTGAGCGTCACCTTCTGCGCGTCGGAGATCTTCACGCGGTAGACGCGGTCACGCGAACGGCCCAGCCTGCGCCAGACCGCCCTCGTCGTCCATGCGCTGGCCGCTCCGGTGGACGCCGCCCGGTCCGTTGACCACGTGCGCCCTCCGTCATTCGAGTAATTCATCGTGACCGAACCCGCGCCGCCGCCGGTCTTCGTGCCCATCTGCATGTCCAGCGTCAGCGCGTGATGAAAGAGCTGCTTGTTTTCTTCGCTGAGGTGCGGAGCCGTCCGGGTGCGGACGATGGCCGTGCCGTCGTCATCCAGATAGCTGTCCGACATCAGGTACAGCTTGTTGTCCGACCTCGAGCCGACGATGCGCTTTTTCTGGCTCACCCAGTAGGTATGGGTGGCCTGCAGCTGACGGTCCGTCCCGTACGCTCTCCGGTGCCAGAGGCCTGTCGCTGCATCCCAGACCCACGTGGCGTTGGCAGAGCCGAACGTGATCACCCAGAACTCATGCCCGCCGTCCATGTACGTGTAAGCCGTCGCGTCCGTGATGTCGGAGTATCCGGCCCACGTCTGTTCGATGGCATGCGTCGAGATGCGCTGCGGACTGAGCCCGGCGAACAGATACGCACCGGCAATGCCGCGGGAGTCTCTCGCGATCGTGACCACGCCCGCGCTGACGCCGCACACCGCCCACCTTGCCGCGGTTCCGACCGGGATGAATCCGCCGGGAACGCGCTCAAAGGGGAAATCCGCCGCGCCGGTGTTCTGCCAGACTTCCGTCGTCTCGTAGCCTAAAAGCCACAAAAGATTCTTATGCGCGAAGACCCGCGCGATGTGGTCCGCGTAGCCTTCCTTGCGCTGCGAAGCCAGCTCCCAGGCGCTGCTTTCGAAGTTGTGAACTCCGGAGATGTAGATTTCGTTGCTGTCCGGCGGGTTGATGATCCCGTACCCGTCCATGTACGTGCTGGTCAGCGCTTCGGTCGGAATGTCGAACGTCAGCGTCTTGCCGGTCTGCGTCAGGTAGTACACGCAGTACATGACGTCGCCTGACTCGACGGAAAGCACGCGCGCCGGATTGCCGTCGATGACGACGTCGGAGCCCGCCCAGTTCGGCACGAACAGATCCCCGGCCGTCCGCACCACGCGGGCCGATCCGGTAAATGCCGAATAGGTCGTGTTGACTGTCGACGTGATGGAGCCGAACGAGATCGGCGTCAGGGTGGACCCGCCCAGCGCGTACATCTCATTCGCGCTGACAATCAGAAACTGTTCATTGCCGTTGGCGTGTATGAATGCCGGGGAATTCCCCGCGTCATTGGCGACCGTGTCGATAAAGCCCACGGAACCGTTGGGCAGGATATCGAAGAGCCCGTCCCCGGCGATCACCAGCAGGCGGGTGTCGGTCTGATAAATGGCGCGGATGATTCCGCCCGGCTGCCCGGTGTCTTCAACGTCCTGCCACCAGTCGAGACCCGGCGTGCCCCGGAGGATCCATTCCGACTTTCCCGTGCCGCTCTCGACTTTTTCGGGGAATAAGTTAATACATTCCTGGCTGTCGGCGGACCAGGCGTCCAGCTGATATGCCGGCCCGATGAAGCCGCTGTATTTCATCAGTAACTGCCCCGCAGGATGTCGAAGCTGTTTCCCGCGACCAGGGCGTCATCGCAGGACAGCTCGCCCGCTTTGTGGTTCATCCGCTTGATCCGCGCTAAGGCAAGGCGCGCCGCTTCCTTCACTTCAGAAAGCAGCGCCGCGGGAACGGCGGTCTTCATGTGCAGCAGCGCTCTCGGCGCAAGAGACACGGCAAGCGCGAGTTCCAGAGCTAATGCATAGCCCTGGGGCATGGGATAGGTGGTGTCCTGGTCCGCGAACATTTCGAGCTGAGCCGGGTAATAAATGGCGAGTGAATCTCCGGCAACGGGCGCCGACTCGAGACGGATGGTCATCGTCGGCCAGCCGCCGTCCGAGAGAAGTTCTACTTCGTACTCGTCGCCCGATGCCGGGACGATGCCCGCGGCGTCAATGCGCGGAGGCCTCGTGCCGTCCAGATCCCCCTGGGGACCCAGCGTGTATTCCTGCGTTCCCGCGGTGAGCGAATACACGTCCCTCGCTACCGAAGGAACGAGTAATGACTCCGTGTTCCAGGCGTCGAGAATTTTGTTTAATTTGTCGAGCCCGTCATCCAGCCATTCCGGAGAGGGCGTTGAGCCCACACGCAAAACTCCTAACTCCCGCAATGCGTTGTATGTCAGGCTGGACGCAGACACGAGGGGTTGCGTGCCGACAGGTGTTCCCCCGCCCCACAAGCTCATTTGATTTTTCCTTTTGCTGAATTACTGCCAGTCGATGAGCAGCCAGGAGTTGGCGGTGCCGTCGAAGATCAGATAGGCGAACCACGTCACCGCCTGATCCGAGCCCGAAGGCGTCGAAATCTTATTGCCCGCAGACGAACTTGCGCTCTGGTGCGCGACCGTCATCGTCTGCCCGCTGCGGTTGTAGATGCGCAGCTCCCTCAGGTCCTGCCCGAAATCCAGCCCGGTCACCGAAAATGCGCCGGTCGGCCCCGCGATCGTAAGCAGCGATGCCGCGCCGGTCGCGACGTTGTTGTTGGCGCCGTTTGCCAGCGTGAGCGTCTTCGGCTTGTACACCGTCCCGCCGCTCGACACGCCCAGCGAAATGGATGCCGCATTGTCCGTCAGGTTGGGACCGATCTGCGAATTCGTGAACCCGCCCGCCCAGCCGTTGGCCACATACTCGGCAGCCAGAACGTTTCCGATGATCGTGTTGTTCTGGTACGTCACCCGGTCCTGGCTGATGTTCACGTTGAACATCACGCCGTAATCCTGGACTTTCGATCCGCCCGAAGAAGAATCTCGCACCACGTTGTTCGTGACCGTCAGGTAATCTTCGACGGGCGCCCAGCTCCCGCTCGAATTGATGAGGATCCCGGCATCCACCGCGCCCCCTGACGTTCCGTTGTGGTTCAGGATGTTGCCGTCGATTTTTACGCCTTTGATCGTGCCGGAAGCGTTCGATATTACCTGAATGCCGTCCAGTTCGTTGTTCGAGAAGTTGTTGCCCTGAATGATCGTGTCTTCGGTGTAGCTCTGGACTACGGCCCCGTAGTTGCAGCCCTGGGCGTTGTTGCCGATCACCGAGTTACGCCGGGACCACGTGGTGTTGCTGACCACGCCCGCGATGAGATATCCGATCCCGCAGTTCTTGGCGAAGTTGCCGATGAACTGGTTGTCGTTCGACTCGATATCCTCCGCGTCGGTTGTCGTGGTGAAGCAGGCCGGCCCTGTCCCGTTGCCGATGCAGGTATTGGCCATGAAGATGTTCTCGGAGCCGTTATCGGCGGTGTAGGCCTGATTGAACTCGCTCATCGTTCCGGTGCCCAGCACGAAGGTGTTGCCCTTGATGATGTGCTGGGAGCCCTGGACCGAATACGGCGAAGCGCAGGACTCGGAGACGTAATTTCCTTCGACCAGATTGCGGTATCCGCCGATGGTGAAGCCCGCCGGTCCGTCGTTGTCGCTGGCGCAGCCCGCCAGGTTGCGGATCACGTTTCCGCGGATGATATTGCTGTCCGCCGCGCCCAGCACCGTCACGGGCGTCGTAATCCCGGCCGTCTTGCTGATGTTGTCGATCTCGACGTTTTCAATGCGGCCGTACACAATCCCGATACCCGCAATGCCGCCTTCGAGGTCGTTGGCTTCCCCGTGCATCTCTATCGTCAGGTCAAGGATCTGCGCCCGCCACGCGCCGGACGCGAACACCAGCGCCGCGTGATGAGCCGTGTAGCCAGGCGTCTCCCACTGGGCGCCCTCGGCGTATGAGCCCGCCGGCACGGACAAAACGCTCACGTTCATGCCCGCGCCCTTTAATGTGACGCCCGCCGGAACTATCGGATGCGCGTACAGGTTGTGCGTCCCGGCAGGCACGTTCACCGTGCCTCCCGCCGCCGAAACCACGCGCAATGCCTCGTCGATTCCTGCCGTTGCGCTCTGGATTGTCCACGCTCCCGAGTGCGTATTGGCGCAGTTGATGATGATCTGGCCGGACGCCTCGTTCTCTTCGCCCGATCCGCCGGTAATCAGGCACGCTTCCGCGGTTCCCGTGCCCCCCGACACGTACAGGTAATGGTCCGAGTCGGTCCCGCTGACCCCCGCCGGCACGGGCGAAAGCGTGACCGCGTTGTTGCCGGCGACGAGAGAACCCCCCGGAGACTGCGCCGCGAAGTTGTAATGCGCCGACGAAACGCTGAGATCGCTGACGTTTGCCAGGTTGGCCCCGAGCGCTGTCTCGATGGCTTTGATTTCCGCCCGCAGGGCGCCTACGTCCCATGCCGTGGGCTCGTGCGTGACTTCCCGGCCCGCGTTGTGTATGGCCGCTGTCGTGCCGTCAAAACCTCTGACCACGGTCAGCACGCTGCCGCTGACGCTGGTCACGGAGATGACTTCCCGCTCGATCGTCAGCAGCATGTTGGCCGTGATGTTCGTAGCGTCATGCACCGTGATCTCGGTCTGCGAGGCGCTGACGGAATAGCGCAGCTTCGTCGAGACGAAGTTGGCGGACACCTTCAGGTCGGCGTCGGTCGCGATCTGGCTGGGGAATTTCGCCGTCTGCGCATGCGCGGCAAGGCACACCAGTGCCAGAACGGAGAGGAGTCTCTTCATTTGTTTTCTCGCTGGTTTTCGTTGGTTATTCGGCGGGGGCTTCCGCCGGGGGAGCGATGCCTAACACGGAGGCGTTCAGCGCCGCGATGCTTTCCTTCGCTTCGCTTGCCGATGCCGCGATCTCGGCCGGTACCGCCCGCCCGAACGACGGGGCTATCGCTACCGCTAACGCTGCCTGCAGGGCCTGCTCATAGCCCGGGGGAAGGTCAATCGTGTCTGACGTCGCGCTGAATGTCGACAGGGCCTTCAGGCTGTACAGCTCGAGCGTCCCTCCGCTTGCCGGTGTCGGCGTCAGATACAGCGTGCCTGTCGGATAGCCCGCGTTATACAGCGCCGCTTTGGCAAACAGGCCGCTGCGCGACTTGTCGGGAATTGCGCCCCACTGTTCCGCGGTCACGATTTCGGCGCTCTCGCAGGCGCCGGACACGTTGACGCTTGCGCTCAGGATCTTCAGCGGCCGCGCCGTGTTGATCGTCGCCCCGCTGCCGATCGTGTAGCTCGAGGCTCCGGTCAGCGTGTGCGCGTCGCGCGTCAGCTGATACACGGGCAGGCCCGCCGCGGACCAGCTGCCGATCAGCCGGTTGAACGCGCGGAAGGCGCTGTCCAGGTCGCTCGAGCTGGGCGTTTCGCCCGGGTCATGCGCGCCCAGCAGGACCAGCGTGTCGGTCAGGAATTCGGATACGGTCGCCATTACTCACTTACCTCGGGCTGCACTCTCAGCTTTGCGTTTGCCTGCGCGATCGCCGCCCTTGCGCTGGCGGCCGTTTCTTTTACTTCGGGGGAGGGAATTTTGCCGAACTCGGGCGCAATGGCTTCCGCGAAGCTGTAGACGAGAGCCTGCTCGTAGCCCGGCGGGAAGCTCACCGTCCCGGCGAGCGACAGCGCCGTCAGGGGCTTCAGCGAGTGGATGATGAGAGATCCGCTCGACGGCTTCGGCCAGAACCTCAGCGTGATCAGGGGATGGCCGTAGTCGGGAAACAGCACCTCCGCAAACGATCCCGTCATCGTGGAGTCGGTAACCGTGGCGAATTCTTCCGCCGTCACGAGTCTCGCGGGCCGCTGCGCGCCCGATGTGGCGATTGTCGCCGCGCTCGTGATGCAGACCGGACGGGTCGTATTCACGTCGCCGGTGGGGCCTATGGTGTAGCTCGAAGCTCCCGCGAACGTCAGCGTGTCGCGCGAGGTCTGGTGGATGGCGAACTCGCCCTCAGACCAGCCCGCCAGCAGCTGGTTGAGCATCTCGAGCAGATTCGCGCTCTCGGTAGTCCCGAAGCTGCGGTCTCCGCGCAGCTCGTTGATCAGCCGGCCGGATGCATTGATCAGCTGCTGTCCTGTCATTTAAATTTCGTTGCCTTTCAAAAAAAATGGGGCTCCCGAAGGAGCCCCGTGAGTGGAAGGAGTAGGAGTGGAAAATGCCGTTAGTCCCGGGCTTTTTTCGTCGCCCGGTAGGCGCGCTGATACTCCATCATGCGCTCGTGCGTGCAGGGCTTGCAGTAGCGGACGCCGTTCGCGCGCGCACTGTAGGGGCCTCCGCATTTCGGACAGGCGAGCCGCCGGAAGTTCCGGGCAGCCATGTTGTTGCTGGTCGCCACCAGGCTGTTATCA